CTCAGGATTCAATCTCGCTATTGCCGGAAGTAGTGGAAGTGGGAAGACTACATTAATGTACTCGATTATGACTAAAAGAAAAAAGAAAGGTAAGCGCCAGTCGTATCGTGGCGTATTCGACCACATATATATTGTAAGTCCAACGCTGGGTAATAAGTCGATGAAGAAGGACGAGTTCGCCAAGCTCCCACAAGATCAGATACACCGTGAATTAAAATTAGAAACGCTGGCGGAGTTGAGTGATACATTCGATAAGAACCGCGACGAAGATGAGCACTCGGTATTGATACTGGACGATGTGGGGAGCCAGCTACGTAAGTCGCAGGCCATAGAAAAGAAGCTGGTGCAATTGTGCCAGAATAGACGTCATTTATTTTTATCGGTTATATTTATCATTCAGAAGTGGAAAGACCTGCCGACGGGTATTAGGAATAATTTAAGCCACGCTGCATTTTTTAGACCAAAAAATATGCCCGAGCGTGAATCAATTATGATGGAATTATTCCCATTCAAGAAGAGTGAAACGGAGAGTATCTTTGATTATGTTTACGAGAAGGAAGCCGAGAAGGACCGCTATTCATTTTTATTCGTGGATATGTCACTAAAAAAGACGTCTAAATATAGATATTTTAAATGTTTTAATGAACTGGAAATATCACCAAAGGAATAATTATGTGACGTAATATATATATGCCGTTACAGAAGCGTAAAAAGAAAAAGAAAGCGCCGCCTAAAAAGACCGGTGGTATGTCGCAGGTTCAAAATGTAAAGGTGGTCGTCAACGCAGGAGGAGGACCCGCGCCGAGGCGCAGACGGCGAGCCCCGGTCAAGAAAAAGGAAGCCCCATTTTCATTCGGTGGTGGCGGTGGTGGCGGTGGACTGGCACAGGTAGTGACGGGCCCATCGGTGTCACAAGATGTATTACAGCAATCAAAAGAATTAAGACAGACCGTAGCGATGTTACAAGCCGGGCCTCAACGGAACAAAACATTATTAGGAGAACCGGGCCAGGCCGAATTGCCACTATCACCCGACAACCTGCCCGTATCACGAGGCCAATTAAAGTTCGTTATGGGCAGTGTCATAGAGCAGCAGTCGTTACAAAATCAGGCGATGACGCAAGGCTTCGAGCAATATAGGGCGCTCGCTGGCAAGCAGCTGGAAGTATTAGAGCAGTCGGTCCACTCATTATCTACGTCTGACCGGCCGCCCGAGCCGGCCATGGACCGCAGTGAAAGCCCAGACCCACTCATCCCGCAGCCCTCACCGCGAGGAAGATCGCCCACGGTAAGAGAGGCCAGCACTGCTGCAGAAGCTGGTACGCCACCACCACCCAGCCGCCGAGCACCGGGCAGAGCGCCAGATGTAAACGACCAAATATACCAGCGTCATGTCGCCCGACAGCCAGGAGAGACCAACGCCGACCTGGCGAGAATGGCCGGAGTTTCGTTGGCCACCTACCAGAAGATAATTACCGCAGGGAGAAGAAAGGCCGGTAAATCATAAACTATTCGTTGATAAATTATATAATATATGTAACTATTATATAACATGGATAAACTAAAAATATTGTGCTGCCATGCAATATTTAATGAGCCGGCTTATGTATTATCTCAAAAGTTTAAAATAGAAGTTGTTAAGGGTGTATTTAATCCCAAAGAAGGTGAGATATTTATCGTCTATGGTGCACACGAATGTGCAGCACGGCTCACGGATATACAATCCAGCGTAAAGGTAGGTTACATCATTTACAATAGTGAAGCCCCATCATCAAGGTTTATGCGGGATAAATATTATCTATCATTACTAAAATCTAATCCAGTATTTGACTACTCCCAAGCATCGACTGATTATATGAAGAAGAACCTGGGCGTGAACGCTTTTAGTCATTACTTTTTTGAGTTTATAAAAGCACCCGAAGTTACAAAGGCGAGGGAGATTGATATTTTATTTATAGGGACAGAGAATGAAGAACGCGCGAAGGTACGCGACCGGCTTATGCAGCGGTACCCTGATAAAAATATAAAGTTTATATTTGACTGGAAGCTTACATCACCATCTGATATGAAGTCGGTATTATGTAACTCTAAATATGTATTGAATCTACCATATTATCACGACGGCGCATTAGAAACCCATAGAATCAATAATGCACTATCGGCAGGCTGTGAGGTCGTATCGCATAGTGGGACCGACCACGACACAAAAGTATTTTATGACGATTTTATTTATTTCACGAATAAGGTAGAAGAGTTTAATTTTTTTGAGTATGAGGAGCATAAGGAAGGCTACGAAGAATTAATAAAAAAATTGACTAATGCAGTAACCGCCCATAATTTATTCGTGATTAATAATATCTGTAAGTGATTAATCGCACGACCAATGAGACCATCGCCCTTCTACTACCTCGGTCATCATCGCGATAGTCTGGATCAGGTCGTCATACATTCCCTCGTTATTACTTCCTTCGAGTACTTTTTCTGACGCGGTATTAAGCAAATCGCGAGCATTAAAGGCGCCGGTCATTATCTCGGCGTTAGTCATCTCGCGCGTCATTACTGATTTTAGCAATTTAGCGTATGTTTTTTGGGAGCGAATAACAGCCACTATCTCGCTTACGTCTTTTCCCGCGCGTAGGCCGGCGCCTACCATTGGTTCTAACTTCTCAATAATTTCATTCACTAAATCAAGATTGTTATTAAAGTCAATTATATCACTATCGCGGTCATATTTCATCTGACATTCTTCCGAGCAGTAATAGACGGAGTGTTTAGCGGTCGTCTGCCCGTAAGCGATAATCTCGGAGTAAGTGGAAACATAATCACCGGAGCATTTAGCGTCGCACAGCTTACAGGTGAAGGCCATTTTAAATCGTTCTTACGTGGGCCGGCCCTACCTATATGGTAGGGCTTTTTTAATTTATATATGAATCATTAGTGCATATTTTAAATATCAATTTTTATTTTAATCTATAAGCCCTTTTTCCTCACATTTTTCATAGCATGGTATGCACACGCTCGTATTACCAATCATATTAGAATCATCGATATTCACCGCCATCTTACAAAATGTAAAATCAATTATGCAGCGGCCACCGGTCTCACCGCATATATGCACGGCCTCATCATTCTTATCTTTCTTTTCCATTTCCATTTTATATTATTAATTACTTACATATTTTCCATATCAATTTTTATTTTCAGGCCTTAAATTAATTAGCTTTTAAAATATATATCAATATAGCATCATCCATGTATCATCAATCGGCGGCGGCGGCGGCGGCGGCGGCGGCGGCGGCGCGCTATTACGTAGCCCGGCTTTTAAAATATAGGTAATATAAAAGGCCGCCCTATCTACATTTATACCATATAGAGTAGCATTATTATTAAATAAATAATCACCATTATACCATTCCATCATATCATTTACTACCCACCATTCATCACTATTCATAATATCACCGGCCGGCCTATTAATAAAAGCTTTTAGTGATCGGGAGGCCCCTATATAAAGGGCCGGCTCCTCGATAAAGGGCGCGGCCGCCTTATTAATTAAATCATTAATAGCCGTAAAATGCAGCGGCCGGCGGCGCTCATCTTTTTTAAATAATAAGAAGCCCTTAATTTCATTAAAGCAATCGGTAGGTAGATTCATAGCGGCCATCTTTTTTTAGCTTTTTATATCATATTATATAGCTCAATCTTTCAAATCAATTTTATAATTAAATAGCCCCCGAGATTTCTTAAAATAATGTAAATTAATCAATTTCTTAGTTTTTTTTAGATTAATTATATGATTCTAAATAACTTTAAAGTTATTTAGAATCATATAATTAATCTAAAAAAAACTAAGAAATTGATTAATTTACATTATTTTAAGAAATCTCGGGGGCTATTTAATTATAAAATTGATTTGAAAGATTGAGCTATATAATATGATATAAAAAGCTAAAAAAAGATGGCCGCTATGAATCTACCTACCGATTGCTTTAATGAAATTAAGGGCTTCTTATTATTTAAAAAAGATGAGCGCCGCCGGCCGCTGCATTTTACGGCTATTAATGATTTAATTAATAAGGCGGCCGCGCCCTTTATCGAGGAGCCGGCCCTTTATATAGGGGCCTCCCGATCACTAAAAGCTTTTATTAATAGGCCGGCCGGTGATATTATGAATAGTGATGAATGGTGGGTAGTAAATGATATGATGGAATGGTATAATGGTGATTATTTATTTAATAATAATGCTACTCTATATGGTATAAATGTAGATAGGGCGGCCTTTTATATTACCTATATTTTAAAAGCCGGGCTACGTAATAGCGCGCCGCCGCCGCCGCCGCCGCCGCCGCCGCCGCCGATTGATGATACATGGATGATGCTATATTGATATATATTTTAAAAGCTAATTAATTTAAGGCCTGAAAATAAAAATTGATATGGAAAATATGTAAGTAATTAATAATATAAAATGGAAATGGAAAAGAAAGATAAGAATGATGAGGCCGTGCATATATGCGGTGAGACCGGTGGCCGCTGCATAATTGATTTTACATTTTGTAAGATGGCGGTGAATATCGATGATTCTAATATGATTGGTAATACGAGCGTGTGCATACCATGCTATGAAAAATGTGAGGAAAAAGGGCTTATAGATTAAAATAAAAATTGATATTTAAAATATGCACTAATGATTCATATATAAATTAAAAAAGCCCTACCATATAGGTAGGGCCGGCCCACGTAAGAACGATTTAAAATGGCCTTCACCTGTAAGCTGTGCGACGCTAAATGCTCCGGTGATTATGTTTCCACTTACTCCGAGATTATCGCTTACGGGCAGACGACCGCTAAACACTCCGTCTATTACTGCTCGGAAGAATGTCAGATGAAATATGACCGCGATAGTGATATAATTGACTTTAATAACAATCTTGATTTAGTGAATGAAATTATTGAGAAGTTAGAACCAATGGTAGGCGCCGGCCTACGCGCGGGAAAAGACGTAAGCGAGATAGTGGCTGTTATTCGCTCCCAAAAAACATACGCTAAATTGCTAAAATCAGTAATGACGCGCGAGATGACTAACGCCGAGATAATGACCGGCGCCTTTAATGCTCGCGATTTGCTTAATACCGCGTCAGAAAAAGTACTCGAAGGAAGTAATAACGAGGGAATGTATGACGACCTGATCCAGACTATCGCGATGATGACCGAGGTAGTAGAAGGGCGATGGTCTCATTGGTCGTGCGATTAATCACTTACAGATATTATTAATCACGAATAAATTATGGGCGGTTACTGCATTAGTCAATTTTTTTATTAATTCTTCGTAGCCTTCCTTATGCTCCTCATACTCAAAAAAATTAAACTCTTCTACCTTATTCGTGAAATAAATAAAATCGTCATAAAATACTTTTGTGTCGTGGTCGGTCCCACTATGCGATACGACCTCACAGCCTGCCGATAGTGCATTATTGATTCTATGGGTTTCTAATGCGCCGTCGTGATAATATGGTAGATTCAATACATATTTAGAGTTACATAATACCGACTTCATATCAGATGGTGATGTAAGCTTCCAGTCAAATATAAACTTTATATTTTTATCAGGGTACCGCTGCATAAGCCGGTCGCGTACCTTCGCGCGTTCTTCATTCTCTGTCCCTATAAATAAAATATCAATCTCCCTCGCCTTTGTAACTTCGGGTGCTTTTATAAACTCAAAAAAGTAATGACTAAAAGCGTTCACGCCCAGGTTCTTCTTCATATAATCAGTCGATGCTTGGGAGTAGTCAAATACTGGATTAGATTTTAGTAATGATAGATAATATTTATCCCGCATAAACCTTGATGATGGGGCTTCACTATTGTAAATGATGTAACCTACCTTTACGCTGGATTGTATATCCGTGAGCCGTGCTGCACATTCGTGTGCACCATAGACGATAAATATCTCACCTTCTTTGGGATTAAATACACCCTTAACAACTTCTATTTTAAACTTTTGAGATAATACATAAGCCGGCTCATTAAATATTGCATGGCAGCACAATATTTTTAGTTTATCCATGTTATATAATAGTTACATATATTATATAATTTATCAACGAATAGTTTATGATTTACCGGCCTTTCTTCTCCCTGCGGTAATTATCTTCTGGTAGGTGGCCAACGAAACTCCGGCCATTCTCGCCAGGTCGGCGTTGGTCTCTCCTGGCTGTCGGGCGACATGACGCTGGTATATTTGGTCGTTTACATCTGGCGCTCTGCCCGGTGCTCGGCGGCTGGGTGGTGGTGGCGTACCAGCTTCTGCAGCAGTGCTGGCCTCTCTTACCGTGGGCGATCTTCCTCGCGGTGAGGGCTGCGGGATGAGTGGGTCTGGGCTTTCACTGCGGTCCATGGCCGGCTCGGGCGGCCGGTCAGACGTAGATAATGAGTGGACCGACTGCTCTAATACTTCCAGCTGCTTGCCAGCGAGCGCCCTATATTGCTCGAAGCCTTGCGTCATCGCCTGATTTTGTAACGACTGCTGCTCTATGACACTGCCCATAACGAACTTTAATTGGCCTCGTGATACGGGCAGGTTGTCGGGTGATAGTGGCAATTCGGCCTGGCCCGGTTCTCCTAATAATGTTTTGTTCCGTTGAGGCCCGGCTTGTAACATCGCTACGGTCTGTCTTAATTCTTTTGATTGCTGTAATACATCTTGTGACACCGATGGGCCCGTCACTACCTGTGCCAGTCCACCGCCACCACCGCCACCACCGAATGAAAATGGGGCTTCCTTTTTCTTGACCGGGGCTCGCCGTCTGCGCCTCGGCGCGGGTCCTCCTCCTGCGTTGACGACCACCTTTACATTTTGAACCTGCGACATACCACCGGTCTTTTTAGGCGGCGCTTTCTTTTTCTTTTTACGCTTCTGTAACGGCATATATATATTACGTCACATAATTATTCCTTTGGTGATATTTCCAGTTCATTAAAACATTTAAAATATCTATATTTAGACGTCTTTTTTAGTGACATATCCACGAATAAAAATGAATAGCGGTCCTTCTCGGCTTCCTTCTCGTAAACATAATCAAAGATACTCTCCGTTTCACTCTTCTTGAATGGGAATAATTCCATCATAATTGATTCACGCTCGGGCATATTTTTTGGTCTAAAAAATGCAGCGTGGCTTAAATTATTCCTAATACCCGTCGGCAGGTCTTTCCACTTCTGAATGATAAATATAACCGATAAAAATAAATGACGTCTATTCTGGCACAATTGCACCAGCTTCTTTTCTATGGCCTGCGACTTACGTAGCTGGCTCCCCACATCGTCCAGTATCAATACCGAGTGCTCATCTTCGTCGCGGTTCTTATCGAATGTATCACTCAACTCCGCCAGCGTTTCTAATTTTAATTCACGGTGTATCTGATCTTGTGGGAGCTTGGCGAACTCGTCCTTCTTCATCGACTTATTACCCAGCGTTGGACTTACAATATATATGTGGTCGAATACGCCACGATACGACTGGCGCTTACCTTTCTTTTTTCTTTTAGTCATAATCGAGTACATTAATGTAGTCTTCCCACTTCCACTACTTCCGGCAATAGCGAGATTGAATCCTGAG